TATCTCCAGAAGCTTCTGTACAATTCAGGTTTACCGTTGACTTGTTGGCTGTGTAAGTTACAGTCGCTGACCCAGTCGTTGATTCATCAAATAAATTGTTTTTAGATAATACGTTTTTAGAATCAAATATCGTTAAAGGATTTGAGACTCTTAATCGTCCAAATGCATCATAGGCCGTAGATCCATCTCCACCACCAATGACTGTGGGTTCTATATTGACATTATTACAACTACTCATTAACAACTGCTCCCCATACTAAACCAAGTGTAACGTTCTGTTTCTTGTTTTAATTCATTTAAGTAAGTAGAATTAAGTTGCTCTACCACTAAACCTACCGCTCTATTAATTTGTTTCTGGTTAGAAACATCGTATTCTGTTTTAGGTTCAGGTATTCTTACATTAATCTTTGCCATTATCGTCTTCCATCAGGTTGTAAATCTAAATTAAGTGTACCAAATCTCCAGTTTTCACTAATTTCATTATTTGCAATTTTTATATTTGCATAGCGTCCTCTGGTCCTTGTGTCTACTTTTGTTGTTGAGGTATTAACTGTAAAAGGACTTAACGCAGTTGCTGTGTCTGATTCGGATGGATATCTTTTTACAGACATGGTTATACTTAAATTTCCTGCTAAGTTTTTAAAGTCAGGTATAAATCTTCTCATCGCTAAAAACACTTCACCATCGGTTCCTTCTATTTTTAAATCAAAATCAAAAGATTGAATAAAAGATGTAATGGCTGTTGTCGTTCCATCAGGATTCACTTGATCCGTTCCAACATGATGTTCAAATAAAATGGTTTGACCTAAACCATCCTGGCCCACAACAACAGGAAAGGTTCCATTAGCTGTTGAATTATATTTAGTTGCAAATGGATTTGGGTAAACAATGGCATCAATCCACGATGTACGGGCCTCTGAACCTGTGTACCAAACAGGATTATTGCCTGCTAGTGCTGTTTCTCCATAATTATAAACCACATATTGATCATTATATTCTGAGTTTTGAGTTGGATAATACCAAATCACTTCAGTGTGTAAGTTATCTAAACCTGCATAAATTTGTTGTCCTTTGGTGGTATCAATATTGTCAAATACATAATCTTGAACTGATGAAGGTAAAGTTTTAACCGTACCATCAAATAAAAAGAATCCATTAGCTGACATCCAATAGGCAGCTCCATCAATTTCAACCACAGCATTTTTACCAATCAAACCACAGTTCGTACCCACTTGTTCAAATCCAAAAGTAAATGGAGCACCAACAAACTTCATGGTATAAAGAGCATTATCGGTCCAAACCAAAATTGTTTCTTTTGCTTTTAATGCACCCACGATCCGCGTTCCGTCTTGCAATCTGAAACTACCTGCAGAGTTAATCGCGGTTTGCACATAGTCATTAATATCTTCTTGATCTGAGAATCTGATAAACATATCATCTTGTGTCGTTGTATCACCAATCGTGGTTTCTGTTCCAAAGTGAACTAAGTGTCTTGTTGTTGGTGAAACTAAAGTCAGTCTTGATGCTGTTGGGTTATTGCTTGTAGAAAAATCTGTCGTGGTTGTTGAAGCTCTGACCGTTAAAGGATTTACTGCACCTGCATTCCAAGTAAATGTTTTACCGTTTGCAATGGTTGCAATTAACACTTGACCAAAATTATCTAAAGACCAAAGTCCTGGTTCAAGAACAACATCTTGTGCAGATGATGCATCTCCCCATCCACCTGCTCCCCAAGTATCGGTACCCCAACCATAACCATAAGATTGTTCTGCAGGACCCACATTCTCATAAGGCTTAACATCTATACTTCCACCCGTTGATACGGTTCCTGTTGCAGCTGAGCTCTGTGTAATGGTAAATGTTGTTGTAGATCCAACACCTGTCACTTGAAATAATTTATCTTCAAAGTCTGCATCCGTAAAAACGGTTCCTCCAGGTAAAGTAACATTATCAAGTAGTACAATATCACCTGGTATTAAACCATGAGCTCCACTAGTTGTAATTTCACAAACCGCAGATGTATCTGTGGTTGCAATCGTTGCAGAAGATAAAGTTGCTCTTAAAGGTGTAATGTCAAAATACTGACCTTCAAAATATAAAATTAAAAATTTATCGGTTCCAATCGCAACATATCGGTTTCCATCTAAATCTACAAAGGCGTGTAGTTTTCTTGAAACACCCACAATAGAGTTTGTAGTTAACGCAGACCAACCGCCAACTTTTTCTGGAAGTCCATATCGAAACCGAACATTATCCGAATCCACCCAACGCTGTTCAGCACCAACAGCTGTATTTTGCTTGTCTATGCCTGGCTTAAATCCGTATTGAACGAGAGGCATGTGACCTCCTAAATGTTATCTTTATAGATCCAACCTCTTGTTGCGTTTACATATACAAGTGTAAATGCAGCAGAGTTTGTAGATACAGTTAAATCAGAAGCTGATCCTAAAATGTTAGAACTGTTTCTTCCAATGGTTAGATTGTTAGATGCTAAGTTGTTACCACTATCTATAAAATGAACTTCATCTCCAACACTTGGAGATGCAGGTAAATTAATCGTTACAGGAGCACCAATTCCTCCTCCTGAAGTATCAACTAAAACTTGATCACCATTAACGGTCGTATAAGTTGCACCTGGAGTAACATATCCTTTTTGTCTTAGTCCTAAATTAATATTTGTTCCATCTGAATATAATAAATTTTTAGAAGCAACAGGTATTGCAACACCTGTTCCTGATACGGTTTTAACAGTTAAAGAATATAAAGAAGCAGATCTTGAAGTTGCATCTTCAACAATAAATACTCTTTCAGCAGAATCTGGCATGGTTACAATTCTATTTCCAGCTAAAGTTCCAGTTAATTTAATATAAAAATTTTTACCATTAGAAACTGCACCATTAGATAATGCCAAATTAACATCAGCTGATGCCACATCAACCGCAATATAACCTGAAACCGCTTGTTCGAGTTGTTGTAAGTTTGTGTTTGTAATGGTACCCCAAGTTCCAGATTTTTCACCTGTGGTCATTAACTCTAATTTTAAATCACTTGAATAAGTACTTGCCATATTTCTCCTACGGATTGTCTGGATCGATTGGGATCCAAACTCCAGTCGCTCCTGGAATTATCGGGTTCCATGATATCACATCTATGGTGTTCGTTGCAAGGTTTATTTGAGCACCTGATACAAGGACATTTTTATTTACTCTAATGGTAACATTACCAATAGTAATTTCTACTTCTGAACCATTTGGTAATATTCTTGCAGAAGCTGAAATACCAACAGTTCCTGTATCTATATTTATTCTATTTCCACTTAAAGATACAAATACACTTACTCCACCTGGATCAGCGAATGGTGAACTAGCAAATGGACTACCTCCAAAAAACATTATGAACCTCTACTTGTTTGGATAGGTACCCAGGTTTGAGTTGCACCTGGAACAATACCATCCCATTTTTTAATTAATACAGAACCATCTGCAACTTCAAATGCATTACCTTCTGGTAATACGGTTGCTTTGGCTTGAACAATAACTGTTCCTGTTGATAAATTTTGTCTGTTTGTTGTAACAATAGCTGTTGCATTTGCTTTTGTTGTAACATTTCCAATTTCAATATTTGTTCTTGATCCTGTAACAGAAACATTTGCATCTGCTACAACAGTAATATCTCCTGTGTCTGTATTAATCTGTGATCCTGTTGCAGGTATATTTGCTTTACCTACAATAGATACGGTTCCAGTATCTACATTAACTCTTGAACCTGTAACTGAATATTTAAATTGAAAAGTAACTGTACCTGTAGCAACATTAATTTCACTGCCATTAGGTAATACGGTTGCTTTACCAACTAAAGTAACATCACCTGTTTCTAAATTAACTCTATTACCTGTAACTCCAACTACATCTGCAACGTTCACCGTTCCTGTAGTAAAGTTAGCTTGACTTCCTGTTACATCAATCGCGGCACCCGCTGCAATAGTAACGGTTCCTGTAGAAAGAGCTGTTGCAATTCCATCAACACCAATGACATCAGCAACTCTTAAATTACCTATACTAAAATTAGCTTGGCTTCCTGTTGGAAATATATTGGCTTTACCAACAAGTCCTACCGTTCCTGTATCTACATTAATTTGATTACCATTTAAAATGACCAATGCATTAGGATTAAATCCTGGATCTGCAAATGGTGCTGAGGCAAATGATGTTGCGCCAAAAAACATTAATATCTCCTATTTACGAGCTAGGAAGGTGGTATGTGGTGGTATTCCTAGCTCGAAATAGAATATATCAACGTTTAAACCAAGATGGAAGACCTAAATGTGGCCTTTTATCAAACATGTTCTCCTTAGAACCTTTGGTTTTAGAGTTGTTATAATGTAAGAAAACTTGAGCACAGTCACTCCCTTTGAAAGGTTCTCTCCAATGCTCGAGTTGATTTCCTCTATAAACCAGCATGTCTCCAGGTTTCAAATCAACTTTGATTCCTTTAGTCATGTCTGAAACATATCCTCTGTCTTTAATCACACCACCTTTAGTTGGATTCGGCTCAATATAAATCGGCCATTTATCTC